GCGGCACCCTGGTCAAGTCTCTGGTCCCACTCCCCCAAACCATATCTTCAACCTCTCCCCCTCTAGAAACCGAGGCCGAACGTGCTGCCGCTTCCGACGAACTGCGAAAGGCAGCCGCGGAACGTTTGCAGCAAATGCTTAAGGATCCCAATGCGGATGTTGGTTACCAGTATATTTGGGATCTGGTGCGGTTACACGCTTTCGACGGGCCAGTGAACCTACTTGTATTATTGTTGGATGAAGAAGACGGCAGCGACAATGTTAAGTTGTTGTGCCCTGAGGCCGTCAGTGGCAGCCGCCAACACGATCCTAAGCGTGGCACGCTGGTGCTGCTCCGAAAGCAGGGATTCTATGAGCCAGTTATGGTCTACCGATCTAGCGCTGCTGGCGGTGAAGCCCCGTTGGCGCCAGTGGAACGACTGCTAGGGGCTCCCAACACCAAAATGCGCGAAGTTAAGACAGCCGTTGACAACCTTGGAAACATCGCTGATGGCTGCGGTCGCACTGCAGTGCGCGCTCAAACTGCTCCCACACACCACGAAGTTGAAGAAGCGGTCAGCAAGAGGGGAGGGAAGATTAGGAAGTTGGTGGCGAACTTTACTGGGCGGTTAGTAGCGGTACAGGTAGAACTGGGCGACGGACAACGAGTGACCGTGCCAGTGCAGGCTGGGGCAATGCCGGAAGAGTCAGAGGAAGGTCCTGAGTTAACCCTCATCGGAGGAGTTGACACCATGCTCCCGCTCAATGAGACTCTGGATGGCTTGGACGCCTTTTCCAAGACCAGTGAGCTACGGGTAGAACCTCATTCAGTGGTCAGTGAGAACGGACAGGCAGTGGCGGTGTTAACTCGGAGTGATCGTGTGATACCAGTGTTGCCGTCGTCGTTGACGGGCAGTGAAGGCGGAATGTACCGAGGACTGAGGATAGTTGAGGTGCCTACGGGTGGCGGACCGGTGGAGGCCGAAGCCGAGTCCGTGTTGGGTGCAGGGCAAGACAATGCTCGGTTGGCGGCGGCGGCGGCAATCCAAGCCCACACTGAGACCTATGAGCTCTTTCGTGCGTGGCTCCGGGCTCAACTCCTTAACTCTGAGAGGGTAGGACTCCGACGAGCCATCACCATGTCGCTCAAACAACGCATTCCAGTAGGCGAAAAGCTGAAATTGCTCGCTCGGATTCTCACTGATCAGTTGGGTTCGTTGGTTCAGGTGGTATCGGCACGGGGTTCAACTCCCTCGGCAGTAGTTGACACCACGGGCATCTTCTACATCCCCGAAGGGCTCTTCGCCATCAACAACATTATGCTGCGAGCTGCCGATGAGCTGGTGCGCTACCCTAACGCCGCCAAGTTCATTCTAGGACGGACTATGTTCTACAGCAGTCAGCCAGGTGAATACCAACTGTCCAATGACGAAATGGTGGTGCCCGAGGCGATGCTAACATCGGTACAAGATTTGTCTACTGCTGGGCTGATGCAGGGATTGGTGGGTCCATCGGCGGCCCTTTCGATCAACACCGAACCACAAGAGGAGGCAATCGTGTCGGAAGCCGAATTGGCTGCCGAACCCGTCGCCGAAATCACCTCCGAACCCGTCACATCAACCACCACTTCCTCTCTTGCAGCCCCAGCCCCTATCCCGCCGCAGGCGGTCCGGGCTTCGCCCAATACCATCGCCTCCAAGAAGATCACCCCGACAGGATGTGCTGCCTACGGCCGTCGAAACGTAGGTGTGCACGACAAGTTGCGACAGAGTCGTCTGGTTCCACCTGAAGCTACTCTAGTAACTCCCGAAGCCCGTGCAATCTGTTTGTGGGAAATGCTGAGTGATGTTATTAGCGCCAACACTGGGCAACAAATTACGGGGAAGGATCTTCGGAAGGTGGCCGCTCGGGGCTATCGGTTGTTGGACACAGAGGATGCCAAAAAGGCGGCTGAGACCTGGCGGGCTGAAGGAAAAGTCTCTTTCGCCAAGATGGCCCGCCCTATTACCGGTGCCAGTTTGTCAGGCATTGTGCAGCAGTCCGACTACTACCCCACCAACATCGATCTATACTTCATGTCAATTGCTTATGGGCTTAGCATTGTAATTGCATCATCGCGCACGAATGAACAAACAGGAACCGAATACATTGCTTATGGACCCAAGGACGGTAAGGTAGTTTTGCTGAAGCGAGGAAAACAGTTCCTCAACAAACCGATGGTCTATATGGCTGTCACATCGGCTGGAGGCCTCACGCTCCGCACCGTCTTACCCGCCCTTGCTACCGTCATCGACAACAATCGCCTTTCAAATCCATATCATGAGCGCAAGAAGCTGATCAAGATCACGATAGCACCACCTATACTTCCTCCTGCTGCTGCCGCTCCGCCTCCGCCTCCACCGACTGCACCTCCAAGCTAAGTGGTCGCAAATATTCTTCCGCAAATTTCGACACCAGTTCCACTAACTCGTCCTCACTGACCCATTGGTGCGCCAAATGTGTTTGACGCTCTATCACCTCCATGTCCCTCTCAACCGCCTCTTGCCACTCATCCTCACTCACGTTATCGCTGCCGACATCAGCTTCTTCATTGCCATCAGGAATCAGATCAGCTACCGCCGCTGCGGCTGCCCCCACTTGCTCCTCTTCTCGTGCAATCTGATTCATCATTATTTCGCCCCTCTGATCCAACAGCTCATCTGGAAAGATCAGTGGCGTCGGTGGTCGTGCTTGCACCAATTCCAAATCATCGGGCAAGGTCATTACCAATGACTCTTCATCATCTTCATCGTCTTCGTACATTTCAAATTCCAGCTGCCTCGCAACTGGCAGTGCCGCTGGCTGCGCCTCAAAAGAAAGATGGGGCGATAAAGATGGCGAGCGTGCCATCCAATACTGCCTACGCCGATCTAACGTTTTTGCTGAGTACACAGCCAACGCAGCTGCACAATGGGCTGGCAGATTATTTTTTGCCGTTTGCGACATGTAATCACACCACGATCGCGTCATCAAATAATAAGACTGAAAAGCTTGCATATGCGTCTGGATTAGCACATCGATCGTACCAATGGCATTGGCTTCGGCAACCGACGGCACCAGCACCACATCCATCCTCGCCTCGTAATACATGTCGGCCAGATCCTGTAATATTTCGACTCCCGCCTGCCCTGGTTCGTTGACAATCGCCATCTCGTGCAACAATACCTGTTCCCACTGCCGCAGGAGATTCATATTGAATCCCACTCGCCAATAGGTGATCAGCACCTGATGCAACGCCATATAAACATCTGAACCAAATATTGTCATGTAGATCCTCATTTGGTTGCTCTCTGAGAGTGTCATCCCAGTCAGCGGATTGGTCGGCGCCAGTGGTTCTGGGATAAAATAGTCAGAATTAAATAACCGAGTCCGCATGTGCCGTAACAAATCACGAATGTAGAAGGTGTGCTTGGTCCGCCCGTCGACCAACCTCACCAGCATTTGCGGCGGCAGTTCCGACAGCAAATCCCCCGCCAATGTCCTCCCACTTCCCTGCTCTTGCATTCGGCGCTCGCGCCACCGCACTATCGTCCGACGGACACACCAGTAGTTCCTGCAAGCAGCAAAAAACGCCTTGGTTAGCGTTTTGTATCTGTGTTCACGATGCCATTTCTTTTTGGTTGTCCCAACCGAGCCCAGTTTGTATTCACATCCAAACAGGTAGCGATTGTACTTTTCTTTTCCTGCAAGCGGACACTTCTCAAAGGGATAGGAAATAGTCTTAATGGGATAGTTGGGCACCGCCGCCAAGATCCATTGCTCGAAAGTAGCCATTGTTATGCAAGAGGAGATGGGTAGCTATAGATAAGTCTGGCGTTGTGTCTAGATCCCAATGTCGTAGTCGTCCGGCACCGCACCCGCGTCCACACCGGTCCCCTGAACCACCGCGTCTGGTATAGCCAGATCGTCTGGCTGACAGCCAGTTGTGCGAACCTTGGTCTGGAACATGGCTGTGATGTCCTGTTCGTCCCGCTTCCGCCGCTTCGGCACTGGCGCTTCCCGCACTCGCTTCGGATCCAGCAACACCTGAAAGCTGCCAGTGCCTACTGGGACTCGCTGTCCGAGCATCACGTTTGCCGACACTCCAGTCACTGGATCGAGCTGGCCGTGCCGGGCCGCCCGCATCAGCATCTCCGGTGTCTCTTCGAAGCTAGCCCGGGCAATCGGACCAATGTCATCGTTGTTAATACCATGTCGGAACACCGAGACCATCTCAGGCTTGATTGCCATTCGGTCGCACAGTAGTTCATAGTGGTGGTCATTGATGTACGAGCCACCGTGGTCAAACACCTCCCACAGCTCATTCTTGATCGTCTGCCGTGCCGCCTCAATCCCCAGAACTGCCAACACCTCGTGAATGTCGTTGCTCGTTGTGTTGTCTGCATCCACATACGGCAGCGCCAGCACATCCATTAGATTGGTGCCAGTTGTGTCAATTACCCAATGCTCTTGCTGTTCGTATTCGCCCTGGTTCAGTGTCATCACAGTCGGAATCTTCCGCAGTGTGGCGTTGGTGATGTTTCGCACACCCCGCAGAATGGTGTTCTTGAGCATGGCATCTTGGAACTGTCGCAACGCATAGATTTCGTCAGTCTGATCGAGCGGATGTGGGCACCCAGTCTTCCCCGACTTGAGCTTGGCCAGCATCGAACGGGCTCGAATTCGGAACACTAGGTTGTCGTCGTTGTAGTCTGAATAAACACAGTCCACTTCCTCCTTGTACACTGCCCGAAGCGCCGCCGCTACCTCCTCCATCGGAATCTTCCGGTCCAGCATTGCATTCCTGTCCATCTGGAGCCGAATGACCCACTTGGAACGCTCCTTCTGCCCCTTGCGGATCACGCAATCATCAATCAACATGTCAAATTCTCGGAACTGATCAATTACACTCTGGTCTTCAGGAAGCACCGACACATCTTCCAGTGGATCAAAGTAGATCTCAGCCTTGGACACCAGATCGCCGAGTGAGGTGTAGCTGAGGTGATGCATGAGCTCCTGCGCTCGGCCACGGTCCTCACGATCTCCTGGCAAGAGAGCAATCGCCAACGATGGCTTCTTCGGCTGCTGCGACAGCATCAGGATCTCTTCTGCCCGTGGCACACCCCGCGTGGCGTTGGCCTTAGAGGCCACACCCGCAAAGTGAAATGTGTTGAGTGTCATCTGTGTTGTGGGCTCACCCAGCGACTGCGCCGCAATCACTCCCACCGCCTCGCCCGGCGACACTTGCCCCCGAGCAAACGACAGCTCGATCTGCTTCATCAGTGTGTGGATAGCTTCGCGCCCCAGTCGGTACTTGTACACCAGCACGGATGGCGCCAAGAAGAACCTCGCTACAAGCCGGTACAAATGTGATGGTCGTGAGTGGTTTGTGTCCAATCCGTCAAGGTAGGCAGAGGTGATCTGGTTGCACTCGTACGGCGTCACATCCGATAGAGTTGTCTCGGTGATGAAACTCTGAGCCGCTACTCCTTCGATCAGCCGCTTGAAGTTGGTGCTCAGATGGACCCGGTCGTTCGTTGATCCCTTGAACACGTTCTTCAACACCCACGGTCGGGCATCAAACAGAGTCTGTGATAGATTTCGCGCCGCATTCAGTGCATTCTCCTCTTGCTCGACCATTCGCTTTTTCGCTTCGTTATCCAGCACACGGTTGAAGATCGCCGTGTCAAACGAGGCGTGTGCCATTAGCTCAGCAGTTGACAACTGCAAGAGGGGGAATCCAAAGCTTTCAACGTGTGTCGGGTCTACGTTGTCGCCACCAAAGTCAAATTGGTATATCTTGCCCATTGCATTCCGCACCGTGCCATCATACTGCTGCACTGCATCTTCCAACGACTTGACTAGCCGCCGCTGAATGTACCCAGTCTGTGAGGTTCGGACTGCTGTGTCGATGAGACCTACCCGACCACCCATGGCGTGGAAGAACAACTCCGACGGTGAGAGGCCGCCAATGAATGAGTTACGCACAAAGCCTCGTGCCGCCGCCGAATCGTCGTACCGTGGGAAGTGAGGCAGCGTTCTGTCCTCGTATCCATAAGGAATTCGCTTGCCATCAACATTCTGCTGACCAACGCACGAAATCATTTGGGTAATGTTGAGCCGCTTGCCCTTAGAACCTGCCTTGTCTGCCAACACCACAAAACGATTGTCTTCACTCAGAGTCTTCCGTCCAACCTTCCCTGCCTCCTCTTGCGCCTTGTTAAGGATGCCATTGACCAGCACCTCGAACTCATCACGGTTGCTCTGCCCAGTTTGCCCTCGGAAGGCCCCAAGCTGAAGCTGCCGGATAAGCTGATTCACTTGACTCTCTTTTTCTGTGATTGTTTTGGCGATTTCCTCCACTGTGCGCTTATCAGCGATAAGATCGCTAATGCCTACACTAAATGCGCTCTTCTTCATGTAGTTGGTAACAAGGTTTTGGAGGCCATCGATGAAAGCTCCAGCTGCCTCACCGCCGTAGTCGTTGTGGATAGTGTGCAGTAGACCCTTGCTCGAGGCACCCAAAACCGACTTGTTAAGTTGCCCTTCTTCCATTTGCCCCCGCCGAATCACCACCTTAGTATCACCAAACTTGGAATCCAAACTAAGTGGCGGCAGAATGCGGCTGACGAGATCACGACCACTATAGCGTTCGAGGGATGCAAGAGTGTCAGGGTCGATGCGTGGATTCATAGCAAGCAGTTCCATCGCCTGTTCTCGGTCAAACTCTACACCGTTCCGGGTGAGCTGGTAGGCTCCCAGCAGAGAGTCTTGGAAGATGCCGATGATTGGCTTGTTGTCAGCTGGCGAGATGATGTGGAGTGGCACTGCCGCTAGGAAAGCCAGCTCAGCCACAGCCTCATCGCTCTGCGGTCCGTGCAGATTCATCTCATCACCATCGAAATCGGCATTGTATGGCTTGGTGTCGGCTAGATTCATCCGGAAGGTGTTGCCCTCGAACAGCACCCGCACTCGGTGCGCCATCATCGACATCCGATGCAGCGTGGGTTGCCGGTTAAACAGCACATAATCTCCATCGAGCAGATGCCGGTGTACGATGTCGCCAGGCTCGAGCACCAGGCTGTTTCGATCCGCGTGCCGAAGCGTGACGATGTCGCCGTTCTCGCGCTCCAACCGCACAGCCCCGGGATAGACGTCGGGACCTCGCACCACCAGCTTCAGCAAATAATTCTTGTTCCGTTCGTTGACCACCTGCGGGAAGGTGATGTTCTTGGCGATCGGCAATGGTACACCGACCTCGGCAATTCCAAGATTGGGATCTGGGGTAATGACCGACCGTGCCGATTGATCCACACGCTTCCCCATTAGGTTTCCCCGCACTCGTCCTGTCTTGCCCTTGAGCCGTTCCTGAATCGCCTTGAGCGGACGTCCAGTGCGTTGCGTAGCGGTCGGCAACCGTGGGTCCTCATTGTTCACCATCACTCCCACAAAGTATTGGACCAGACGATGCCAACTGTTAATGATATCCTGCGGAGCATTGGCTGCGATCTTGGCCGCCAGTGTAGCGTTCGCCTTGAAGATATTGGTCAGGAAGTGAGAGATGTCGTCTTCACTCCGCTGTTGAGCGTCCATCTTGACCGAGGGACGAACCGCTGGTGGTGGCACTGGTAGAGTGCGGCAAATCATCCATTCGGGCCGCGACCACATCGGCGAGAACCCCATAAACTCAACATCTTCGTCGGTGATACGAGTCAGCATCTCCAACACTTCCTCGACCGACAGCACCTTGACCTGGTCTTCACCGCCCTTGTTCACCCAAACAGCCTGAATAGTGGCAACTTCCTCCTTGTGATACGTGATCTTGTCAGGCTGTTCGAAACCACAGCCATCATCGTTCTCCTCACCACACACCTTAATCTTACTACACACCTTGAACACTTCGTCCCATCGTTGCTGTGCGTCCTTAGGCAGTTCCTTGGCCAGCTTGGCCTTGTTGCAGCGAAGCTTTCCACACTTGAGACAAGTACTCCGAAGTACCTTCATGATCGTTCCGAGCATGTGCACATAGTACACTGGCTTGGCCAGTTCTATGTCTCCAAAGTAGCCAGGAGTTTCCATACAGTCCAATCCATCTGTCGGGCACACCAGTCCAGGATCAAGCACCCCCATCCTAGCATCAAACAAACCGCCAACCACAGGGCGTCCCCCAGCGTACGTGTCTCGGGTAGTGATCGACACTACCGACATGTTGTGCACCTCTTCAGGCGACATCATGCCGAACTGGAGCCCAATGATCTTCGCAGGGTGCCGCTTGGACGGATTTCCGGTTCCCACGGACATCTGCTCTGTCTAGGCACAATAAGTTCTGAGCCCCAGGTCAATTTTGGGTCTTCGGATGTAAGTGAAATTCGCATAGACAAGCTCTATCTGTGTATCATAGCCCACCAATGCCTCGTAAAGAAGACCCCCCAACAAACAAACCGACGGACGATGCACCTGAAGACCCAGTCACAGAAACTCCGGTTCAGCTTTTGCAAAACTGGGTCAAAGAAATGACCAAGGATGCTCAGGCGGGACATCATGACAACAACGAAGACAATAGCGAAGACAATAGCATTGACGGCGATGGGGCCGACGATGATGACAGCGAATGGTCTGATGATGATGAGGACGGACAGATGGTATCCACCGTATCCATCACGTATGTGGTGGGTATGCCATCGCCATCGATCACCGATGTCGAAGAAGACGACGACACACATCCCGATGACGACGACGATGAAGAGGGCGAAGTAGAAGATGACAGCGACGATATGAATCAGGAAGAAATGATGAACATGGCGGCGATGCTAGCGGATGCGATCAACAGCGCGATGGTCGAAGAAACAGCCAAGGCAGGCAAGCCTAGCAAGAAGCTACAAAGCAAGAGGGGGAAGAGTATGAAGAAATCGGAGATGGCTCCACAATCGCCACAGAAATCATCACAGCAGGAACGGCGACATCCGCCGGGGCGGCGCAATGCACTGATTCCATCATCCTCTGCCCCTCTTGCATCCAAGAAAACGCCGGCACTGACTAAAGATTCCAAGTCGGGCAATAGCAAACCGACTCTCCAGGAATACGAACAGATGCTGTCGTTGCTGCACAACCGGGTAGATCAGCGGGGCTCGGAGGCTGAGATGGAACAACAACTGCTCAAGGAATTTGACACGGCAGTGGCTGGGATGAAAAAGGCCAAGGCGAAGGAAGAAGCTGCAGCTCGTAAGAAAGCTGAAAAGCCGATCCGCGATAAGAACTTCAAGAAGTTTCGGCAGCTGATGAAGGCGCAGATCTCTCGCAAACGGCCATCGGAATATTTCAAAGAACAGAAGCTCGACGAACAAAAGGAACTGCTAAGTAAGCTCCAAGGGCTCACGGAGAAAGAGGCGGAAAAACCGTATATCATGCGAATTTTGGAGTCAAAGGCGACGACAGAGGCCAAGGCGCAAGCGATGCGAAAGCTTGTATTGATGGAGGGTCCGATGAGTGAGGAGACCCAGAAGCTGCATGCTTGGATCGATACCTTCACCCGAATCCCATTCGGGATTCACAAGGAACTGCCGGTACGCCTAGGAACCACTCCTCCAAACGAAATGGCTGCGTTCATGAGCGATGCTCGCCAAAAACTAGACAAGGTTGCTTATGGTTTGGATGAAGCAAAGACCAAACTGATTGAGGTGTTGGGGCAGTGGGTGGCCAATCCTGAAAGCACAGGTTGCTCAATAGCGCTCAAGGGACCTATGGGCACCGGCAAGACCACCTTGATCAAGGATGGACTAAGCAAGATCATTCAGCGTCCATTTGAGTTCATTGCATTGGGTGGCAGCAGCGATGGTGCTCTGCTCGAAGGCCACAACTTTACCTATGTCGGTAGCACATGGGGTGAGATGGTATCAATTCTTCTGCGTTCTGGCTGTATGAATCCAGTCATCTATTTTGATGAATTGGACAAGATTAGTGAGTCACGTAAGGGGCAAGAACTGGCTGGAATCCTGACGCATCTGACCGATGTGGCGCAGAATGATACCTTCAAGGACCGCTATTTTGCTGGTGTGCCGCTGGATCTTAGCCGGGCGGTGTTTGTTTTCAGCTACAACGACGAATCCAAGGTCAACCCGATTCTGCTAAACCGCATGTTCAAGATCGAAGTTAAGGGTTACGATACTCAAGAAAAAGCCCGGATTGCACTAGACTATATGCTTCCGGATCTGCTCAAGGAGTATTCGTTCACATCGGATGACGTGCAGTTTGATGAGAGTGCGATCAACTACATCATCGAAGTAATTTCAGGAAATGAAAAGGGAGTGCGAGACATGAAGCGCGGATTAACTACATGTCTTGCAAAGCTGAACCTGTTGCGACTGGGAATGCCATTGGAACAGGTGGTTGGAAAGAACTCATGGGTATGCAAGAGGAAGAAGAATGATGGAGTTGGAACCACCAGGGACACTGCAGGTGCCCCCAAGGACGACACTAAAGAAGCCGGCAATGGCTTCACGTTTCCAGTGGTGGTGGACAGGGATTTGGCTTCCATGCTGGCCAAACCGGCGGAGCAAAAGTTCATGACGCTCTACTCGTGAATCCCAAGACCATCGGCCGCAGCGGCAAGATAGGCAGGGTTGGTGTCAGAACCAGCAGGATGTGATGGAGTGTGCGGCTCGGGTTCGGGGGCGTGTTTGCCTTTCAGGTTGGCCGCTATTTTAGTATTTGACTTGATGGCGTGCTCACGGATCCTGGCCTGGGTCGCCGAAGACAAGTGTGCCATGTGGGCTGGATCAGTGCTGGTGCTACCATCTGCCGTCACCATAGCTGCAAATAACTTGTCGCCTGATTGGATTTGTTGGGTTGTGGTGCATGCACTAGCGGCATTGGAAGGTCCACCGGGGTTAATCATCTCCGACACCTCCGAATAGAAAGCCATACAGCGTTCTTTGGCGGTTCCGTTCATCGCCTTCTTGTTCTTTCGGAGACGCTCAGCCAACAGCATTGCCTTGGGACGAATGACCACGGCAATGACCACTCCGATCGCGACCAAAAAAACCAGAGTTAGCGCAGCGCCAGTTAGAACGATAATAATGAGCCACTTAGCGATGTTCTCGGCGAGCCTAAAGTCCTTTCGGGCACTTTTGGTCTTGGCATCCTTGGACATAAGATCTGTTCTTGGTCAATATTTTTCCACTTTGCTTAATCATCAACCCTATTCACACCCCCCCCCCTCTTGCTCACCAACTGATCCCGAGATCTCGCGCTAAGTCCGAGATAAGTGCAAGAGGAATAGCAACGGCAATGGTGATGCCAAGAGCAATGGCTGCTGGCACAAACTCGAAAGTGGCAAAGAGGATGGCTGCGGTGATCGCGAGGGCTGCTACCGCCGTATCTCCTGCTTGGATTGATCCACCTATAAACGATTTGACTGTCATAATCCCACTCAGTACCAAAAAAGCCATTGTGGTCAGCACACCCTCAAGCTGACCGATGAGCGCCTTGAGTCCTAGTGCTGACCGCACCGCGGGGGTCATCGCACCCACCACCCGACGAGTCATGTCGGAGATTGCATTTTCGATGCCGTCGCGAATCTGTGCAAACATCATCCTTCCAGCTTGGATAGCATCTCCAATACCGGCAAACGATGCCGTCGTGAGATCCATTGCATAGTTAAGATCTGTCGTGGCGGCCTTGGTCGCAGCCACTGCCTCCTCTTGAACGCATCCTACAAACCCGGGACCTTGGGCATCGGGACATATTTCTTGCGCCATCATCCCAATGGCGGTGCACGGCTTTTTCAGTGCATGTTTGCACCATTTTTTGCCTGCCATTGTCGCCACCACACTTGCTGCAAAAAAACCTGAGGCGATCATCAGCACTAACCAGATGTTGGTGTGGATGAACTTTAACGATTGTTGCCATAGACTGTTGGGATCGTTGCCGATGTCTCCACCAGTAGCCCAGAATGCAAGAGCGGTGTAGGCGAAGATGAGCGGAGCCATTATCCCCTCACGTGCGGCTGCGCTAGCTCCAAATGTGCTAACCGGTACGCTGCTGGCGTAGGCAGCAGCATAGACCAAGAAGCCAGCGAGCATACCGACAAGAGTTTCGTGAGTTTGGGCAGAGGCCATTGTCCTACTTAGAGCACTTACTTCTCAATGTCGGCTTCAGCT